AATATCACAATTTGAACGAAATTATCAAGTTTGTAATGATGTTAGAGAGTTCTGCAACAAAACAGGCAAAACAATGTTTATTGCAATGCATCCACAAACTGAAGCAGCACGTAGAGTTTATCCACCAGACCATCAATTAAACGGACATATACAACCACCAAGAAAAGCAGATTGTGAAGGTGGCCAAGTATTTCCAAATAGAGTAGATAATTTTATTTGTTTACATAGGTTAATTTCACACGATAAACTTTGGATGATGACTGAAGTACACGTATATAAAATTAAAGATAAAGAAACTGGTGGCAAACCTACAATGCTAGGAGAGCCACTAAGATTTGATTATAATAGTGGATTAGGATTTACTATTGGTGGTAATAACGTATTAAAACAAAAAAAATGAGATACACATACAAAGACATAGAAAAGTTTATGCAGTTTACAAGTTGGACTGATAAACAAAAAATAGATGAATTATTAAGAATAGATTGCTCATTATATGCGCATTTAGGTACAGATTCAACTAAAGGAGAAAAAGATGAAGTTAAAAGAAGAAGTATAGAAATATACAGAACAATTAAAACGCTAGATAAACAATTAGGTGATGAATTATTATACTCAGAAGATTTAAAACAATGACAGATTTAGATTATACAATAACAAAGAACAAATTAGAAATATTGCTTTTAAAGGCACAAGAAGGTTTAAAAGCTGGTAGAGTAACACAAAGTAAATTAGATGCGGTAGAAACGTTGCAAGATAGTTTAAAATGTATTATTGAGTTAAGGTTAATGTTAGATGAAATAAATAAAAAACAAACTTTATTAACTATACAAAATGTAAAAGCATATAAAGAAACTGCTGAACTTAAGAAAAAATTTAATACATTTAAACAATGACTGAAATAATTACTTGGCTTTTTATCTCGCATATTATAGTTTTTTTGTGTGGATGTTTATTGACAAACATATATATAAAATATATTGAAGAATAAAAAAAGAAATATAAATGAGTATAGACAAACAAAGGACAACTATTATGTTAGTCCTGATACTCCTGTTGAATATAGCATTGCTTTTTTGTGTAGGTTATATCCTAACAATGCAGAACTAGGAGCAATAATAAGAAAACATTTTCAAAAATTATGAGTTTAAATGCAAATCAAAAAGGCAAAAGGTTCGAGCTAAAAATCGCGAAAGATTTAGCTAAGAAGTTTGACACTAATATAAGAAGAACACCAAACTCTGGTGGACTTAGTATAAAAGGAGATATTATGACCACAAGTGGAATACTATCTGAATATAGCTGGGAATGTAAAAATCAAGAAAAATTAAACATCTGGAAGGCATTAGAACAAAGCGAAGGAGATGCAAGGGGAACTTTAAAAACACCAGTAGTTGTATTTACTAAAAACTTTGAAAAAGATTACATTGCTTTACAATATGATGACTTTGTTAATTTATTGCTTGAATTAGATGAATACAGAAGTAAATAATATATTACACATCTTGGTAAGAGATGAAAAGATTTGGCTATCTATGGCTGAAGAAATAAGCAAAAATAGTAAGATATCATCAAAAGATTTATTACACGACTTTTATATTGCTTTACATAGCAAAATAGATAGTGGTAAAGTTAAAATTAAGGATATACTGTATAACGATTCTTTAAATAAAGCGTTTATATATAAGATGATGCGAAATATTTTTATTGATACAATTAAAAATGATAAAGATATTTTAATAAATAAAGACCTTAAAAACATAATAAAAGCAGATTCAGAACCTTATGTTGATATAGAACAAATGGTAGATGATATTGTTAATGAATTTTATTGGTTTGATAAAAAACTATTTAATCTATATAGAAAAAAATTTCACAGTATAAGAAAATTATCCGCAGCAACTAATATATCACACGTTGTAGTGTGGAGAACTATAAATAATTGTATTAAGCAAATAAAAAAAAAGATTAATGAAAAGTAAAGGTCTTGGAGATACAGTAGAAAAGATTACAAAAGCCACAGGAATAAAACAAGCTACTGATTGGATATTTGATAAACTTGGAAAAGATTGTGGATGCGATACAAGAAAAGAAAAGTTAAATAAAATGTTTCCTTATAAAAATATAGAATGTTTAAATGAAGATGAATATATCTATTTAAAAGGATTCTTTAGTATTAATAAAAACGTAGTTAATAGCATAGAACAAAAAGAACTAATTAAAATACATAATAGAGTATTTAAAACTAATAAAGAAACCTCAAGCTGTGGTAGTTGTGTTAGGGGATTAGTAGAAACAATGAAAAGGTTATTTAATGAATATGAATACGAAAGAGAAAATAAAAATAATTGAAAAGAAACTATTAATGTTTTTAAATAAATACAGCACAAATACAACAGAAGATGTCAAAAGAAGATATAGTAAAACACCAATGGACAAAAGGTAAATCAGGAAATCCAAAAGGCAAACCAAAAGGTGCAAAGAATAGAAGCACAATTATCAAAGAGATACTTAGCTTAATGGTTAAGAAAGTTGATGTAGATGGTAAAGCAGAATGGCAAAGTAAAGAGTATTTAATGGTTGAGGCATTAGTTAATAAAGCTATTGATAAAGGTGATGTAAATGCTTTTAACGCTATATATAATAATTTGTATGGTAACTTAAAAGATACTGTTGATTTAAATACTACAGAAGAAGTAAACCACGATTTCAGAAATATCATTGCAAGGATTAAAGCTCAATAAAAAGTATTTAGTTTTAGATGAATCATTTGCTAGGTACTTTATTGTAACTGGTGGTAGAGGTTCTGGTAAATCATTTGCTGTTAACTCTGTTCTATTACTATTAACTTATCAAGCTGGACATACAATATTATTTACAAGATATACGCTAAGAGCTGCTGGTATATCTATCATACCTGAGTTTATAGAAAAGTTAGAACTGCTTGGAGTTATTGACCAATTCAAAATAACAAAGGATGAAATAATAAATAAAGGCAATGGTAGTAAGATAATATTTAGAGGCATTAAAACAAGCTCTGGAGATCAAACAGCAAATCTTAAATCTTTAACTGGCATTACTACTTGGGTAATGGATGAAGCAGAAGAATTAAATGATGAAGATATATTTGATAAGATTGATTTAAGTGTTAGAAATAAAATACAAGAGAATCGTGTTATATTAATATTGAATCCTACAACCAAAGAACATTTCATTTATAAGAGATGGTTTGAAGATAGGGGTGTAAGTGCTGGTAGTAACATAACTAAAGAAGATACTACTTATATACACACAACATATTTAGATAATATAGATAACCTTTCAGAAAGCTATATTAAGCAGATAGAGACAATGAAGGTTAGAAGGCCTAATAGATACAAGCATACAATAGAAGGTAGTTGGCTAGATAAAGCAGAAGGTGTTATATTTACTGATTGGAGCATTGGAGAATTTAAACAAGTAGGTAAAGTTGTTTATGGTCAAGATTATGGATTTAGCAATGACCCAAGCACATTAGTTAAAACAAGCATAGACAAAGAAAATAAAGTTATCTATATACAACTATGTTTCTACCAAACTAAATTGACCACAAGCGAGATATTACAACTTAACAAGAAGTTTGCAGCAGATAATTTAATAGTTGGTGATTCAGCAGAACCAAGATTAATCACAGAACTAAGCAGAGATTGCAATGTAGTGCCAGCAATTAAAGGTCAAGGTAGTATAACATTTGGTATTAGTTTATTACAAGATTATGATTTAGTAATTACTGAAGATAGTACAGAATTAATTAAAGAGTTAAATAACTATTGTTGGTTAGAAAAGAAATCACAAACACCAGTAGATAATTTTAATCACGCTATTGATGCGTTGAGGTATGCAGTTAGTTATCAATTACAGAATCCAAGTTTAGGAGAATATCATATTTATTGAAGCCACGCTTAAGCCACCCTTAAGCATTTAGATAAGATAAGAAAAGATAAGATATATAAGAGGCAGCCGATTTATGTTAGCGTAAGTCCTCAGAAATTTAAGAGCTACTGTAAAAGGTAGCTTTTTTTTATTATATTTGATTATAAACTTAATGTATAAAAATTTACGCACTAAG